GTAGATGTCTGCACGGGATGGGACGGGCAAACAATTACACTGCCTCGCGGCATTGAGGTGCCGCTTGCAGTAAACATAGATGGTTCGCCTACCTATTTTAGGGGAAGGTTATTCCAATACCATGTCAATAAAGGGGGGATGTATAATTCCGTCGATTGGGCATGGGATGACAGAGGTTTTGTTGCGACTGTAATGGACATTCGCCAGCCATCACAGCTTGTTGCTATCTCAGAGCATAGCGCAGACGCAGGAGGCCAGATTCGCGTCATTGGAACTGATGCTAATAATCGTGAGCTGCGGACGCAGATGCCAGACGGCACAACAGTTGACGGTGTTCTTGTGCCAATCCACGCACAGACTGACTTCCCGCTTGGTTCTATTGAGCCGGACGGCGTAACGATCCAGACCCGCGATGTTGCGGTATCTCCGTTCACTAATTTCCTATCGTCGTCCGCTCATCAGCTTCAGTCCGGCCAATCTGCCGTGCTCTCTCTTGGATCTGGCACGATGCCTAGCTTCATTTACGCTGGTCAGACCTATTATATCGGCGTTGATGACGCGAATACTATCCAGCTTTACCAAAACTCTCTTGATGCCAAGTCTGGAACAAATCCAGTCTTTCTCCAGAGCATCCTTAATGCCGGAACAATCACGCTGACTGACGCAAGACCAAGCAACCTGCTGACTGCTGTCAACCTACAGTCAACGCCAACGATTACAATTGATTCACCAAATGAAGTAGCATTTTCAGTAGGTTCAGGAACTGGATTTTCAACCGCACTTCCATCTCCTTTAGTTGCTAACACAACTTACTTTGCCCAGTCGTTAGATTCTACAAACCTACAAGTCTACCCATCAATCGTTGATGCTCAAAACGGAACCAACCCAGTTTTGATGACTGGTAATAGCGGAAAATTTAATACAGACATTCGTAAGGCAATTGCTCCGCAAACTATCCTTTCTTTTTCAATCAAACATTACTTCCTAAATGGAGATCAAGTGCAAGCGTACACCGCAGGAGGAACGCTGCCAACACCACTTGTAGCAGGTGTAAATTACTTTGTTAATGTAATTGACGTTTATACGATCTCGTTGCATACGAGCCAAGCCGATGCGACTGCATCTACTGCAACTGCATTGGTAAACCCAATTACATTTACAGATAACGGGACAGGGACTAATTCACTTGTCAAACTTCTTCCAGCAACAGCAAATGTAGGGACGACTAGCCAAATCACCGCTGCCGGATTCCCGATTGCTACGCCATCTGGTGCAGGAGCAAACTTTACCGCTCACGTTGTCGGATCTGTTGTGCAAGTAACAATATCGGCTGGAGGTTCTAAATATACCGCAGCACCATCTGTTACATTCTCAGACCCACCATCTCCTCCTTCTGGATCTGGTCAGACTGTAAGCACCGCGACAGGATATGCAGTAATGGTTCCAGATGCTGTTGGGTCTTCTACCTATGCAGTTGGAAGCATTGTCATAACCTCATCTGGTCTTGGCTATGAAACGGCACCATCAATTACTATTGGAGCACCACCATCTGGTGGGACGCAAGCGTATGCAAACTGCACAGTGCAAACTTCCTTTGTATCTAGTTTCACGCTTGTTTCTGATGGATCTGGCTATACCGAAGCACCTATTGTCAAGATTGTTGGAGGCGGCGGTGCTGGAGCAACTGCTACGGCAACAGTAAACCCTGCAACACAGACGGTAACTAGCATCAACGTAGTAACACAAGGAACTGGATACACTTCACGACCAACTGTAACTATTACTCCTTCCACTGGTGTCTATGTAGAATTCTCCTCAACTGGAACGCTGCCAGCTCCACTTACTGCTGGAACTGCGTATCTGGCGCAGGCTCCTCTTAACTCAGGAACTGGGCAGTTCACGGTTACAAACACTGATAACACGCAAGTAACTATTACAAGCGTTGGCACGGGTACATTCTACCTTGCGTTATCGCGTCCATTCTTCATCTCGTTCAACAGCAACTGGAACGGAGACTTTTCTGGAACTACAACTGGTCAAGGTGTCTACCTTGCTTCCGACTACTTGCTCCCTACTGGCGTTAACAATACAACGCTCTATTACTTGCGTGTTATAAACTCAAACACGGCACAACTTTACGATACACTAGCACACGCTAATGGATCTCCTGCAACTACTGGCATTACAAGCGTTACAGCACTGGGGGTTGGTCAATCGTACTATGCAATCCGCATTGCATCTTATGCAAAGGCTTACAATAACCTAGTTGTCCCTAGCTCTATCGAATACTTGAGCAATGGGGAATATGTCCAGTTTTCTTCTACTGGATCTTTGCCTTACCCTCTTACTGTTGGAACAAACTACAAGATCACTCTCTCTGGAAACAACGTATCCCTAACAGACACATCCAATAACCCGATTGTGTTTGCAAATGCAGGAGTGCCTACGCTTCCTATTGGTCAGTTGAGCATGAACATTGTGCGTACATTTACGCCTGTTGCATCTACTAGCCTTGATGCGGTCGGGTCACTGTTTGAGATCGGAGACCAGATCACCGTGCGACCATCTGCCGGAGATATCCTCCCAACTGGCCTTTCTGCAAGCTCTATGGCGGCACCGCAATACTATTATGCGAGACCAGTAGACGCTAACAGCTTTGAAGTCTATGATACCTATTCCAACGCATTAAATACTGCTGCAACGACAGGTCGCATTACTTTTTATGACATGGGAAATAAGGTAAGCAGCACGTTCTTTGTTGACTCTATCCTGCCCCCTACGCTGATTAAGAGCATCCTCCATGTTGAGAAGCCAGAGACCCTTGGTTACGTCAGCCTGTATGCTCTTGATTACGGACGCAGCAACGACATGGCACTTGTCGGCCAGTATCACCCTACGGAGACCAATCCAAAGTATCGCAGGATTCGCATCGGGAAAAAATGCTCATGGGCTAGGATTATCTACCGCATGGCGCACCCTACAATCACTAGCACTTACGATTACATCCCTGTAGAGAATGAGCGTGCAATTATTGCTGCCGTTCATGCTTGTGACCTAGAAGACAAAGATTTCTCGGAGCAGGCACAGCGTTACTGGGCAATTGCTCTAGGATATCTTCGCAATCAGAATGAAAGCATGGAAGGCCATGCAATGATGCCAATCCAAGTGGATGGGCTTGTATATGGCGATACAACAGATTGTGTAATGTTTTAGCGAATGAATAGCGAAAACATCAGAGCTGGGAGACTCGTTAAGACAACGGCAAACTGGATTCATGGTGTTAATTCAGTCCGCAGCCCTTGGTCACTTCCTGAAGACCAAATCAAGTTCGCAACGAATATTAATCTTCGCGGCGGCATTGCTCAGACACGCAATGGTTTCAAAATGAAACTGTCTTTGCCAAAAGGAAACTTCCAAGGAGGCATCGTTTTCAACTCAAATAAGCAGGCTAGGGCGGCATCAACGACAACTAATTTGTCAGGAGTCACGATCACACAAAAGAACACGATCTATACCCCAGATGGAACGGAGATCGCGGCGGCAGAACTGCCCTATGCTGTGTTTGTTGTGGATGGAAAGGCATACTATGCGCCATTTCCACTAACGCAGCCAAAGTCATGGAGCGATTACCAACTTGCAGGCATTTCGCTAGACCCAAATGTCTCAGAGATCAACATGGTTGTGGCAACGCAGTCTGCTGCAATCAATACCAGCGGAGGCACGACAGTTACGCCATCTCACCGCATGGTAATCTTCCAAGACGGGATTAATAATGCCCACTATTGGGACGGATCAGACAAAACAGGCGCACACATCCCAGATATGCCTATTGGCTACTGGATGGCATACTCTGGCAACCGCCTGTGGGTAGCAAATGGAAACATTATTAGTGCATCTGACCTTGCCAATCCACTTGGCTGGACAGAGCGTGAGTCTGGCGCGGGAAGAGGGGATTTTAGCGTTGCTAGGCCAGTTACGGCAATGCATGACCACATCGGTCAGAACAACGATACCCGTATGTATGTCTTTACCGATCAAGCCACCTATTCACTAGCCTCTGGTGTGCTGGATCGCGCACAATGGGCAACGACAGCAAACTTCCAGCAGACTCTATTTCCGAATATCGGTTGCGTTGCCGGAAAGAGCATCGCATTCCAAAACGGACTCATGTGGTGGTACTCGCAGGGCGGTCTTGTCAGCGTTGACGTTGCAGCATCTAGCTACCTATCTAGCCAAGTGCTGTATAAGGATGTAGAGATGGCAAAGGCAAAGCGTCTGATGGCTCCAGATTACACAGGTATTTGCGCGGCATCGTATGAAAACTATTTGCTGTACAGCATACCGTACCTAGAGACGCTGAATAGCGCAACAATGGTGCTAGATTACGCCGCAGCCTCCGAATGGAACCAAGCTCGCACCCCTGCATGGGCTGGTGTCTGGACAGGCATTAGACCTGTAAACTGGTCAACAAATGTCATTAACGGGGTTCCAAGGTGCTACGCATTCTCTGTTGATTACGCCAACACTAGCGATGGGTCTTTTAACCACCTCTGGGAGGCATTTGTTCCAGAAAGATATGATACTTATCTTGAGATCAACCAAGACGGTACAACCAACGAACGCATCAACCGCATTTATTGCCAATTTGAAACCGCATTGCTTGGCGACGAGATGAGCTTAAAGCAATTGGCATATGGAGAGCTTGATTGCACGCAGATCGCCGGAACGGTTGATGTAAAAGTGTCCTATCGTGGAAGCAAAGGCGTTTATCAGTCCATTTTGAGTAGCCGATTGCTTGCAGTCACCGACCCATACCAGTACGAGACAAGCCAAGAGGCAGGAAAGATTGCCGATCTTGGCATTCTCCAAACTCAATACCGTCGACTTATCACAGAAAATGTGCAGCGCACAACTAAGAGCGAATCTTGCGAGTCAAAATACACGCTAGATGTGGACAAGGCATTCAGTTTCCTAGTCGAGTGGTGCGGGTCTATGGGTGTTGATGCAATTCGGATGTACCAAGACCCTTGGATTGAAAAATCGGCAGGCAAGACCAATGCAAACGAAACCAAATACTGCGTTGTGGGAGAGGATGGAACGTCAATATCTGTTGACCTGTCACCCGCGCCACAGGAGGAGGCAGGAAATGCGTTAAACTCATGGTCTAGCACACAGACTAGGACAGTAACTGTCCGCTGCACATCGCCCTCTACAGGTGCAGCAGTGTCTGCTACCGCAACATCCTCATTCATTAGCTATGTGTCGCAAGATGACGCTAATACGCAGGCCGCAGCATTAGCAACTCAACAGGCTACCAACGCAGCGAACCAATATCGCGTTGCCCACCCTTGCACATAACAATATGCCTACGATCCAGCAAGCCAGCGTACCTGTAACAGAGTTTCCTAACCTGTATATGTCGCCATTCGGAAATGATGGCGTGATTCCCCTTTATTCAAGCATCCCCATCAATGCGCCAAGTGATGCAGACTGCCTCCCATGCGTAGTTTGCGGTAACTCAACTGTGAGGAGGCAGATTATCTCCCAGCAGTCGCAAAACCTGCAATCTACGCTTGCAAATGGAGTTGAAGTGGCTGTAGGAACATAATTCATGCGAGATAAAATACATTACAAGCCCATAGCACCAAATACACAGGACTTTCGGCAGATGCAGACATTTGCCGAGTCATTTGACCACAAGATAGTTGAAAATCCTAATGCTACGCTCCATGCATTGTATCGAGGTGATACTTGTTTCGGATATTCCGATTGCGTCTACCTTCCTGTCACATATCCAGCATTTCATCCTGCAATTACACGACCAAGAGACGTTGTGCAAGTGATGAGCGATTGGGTGGCGCACACGCAACTATCTGGAAAAAGTGGATACATTGGTGTTCCTTTAAATAACATAGATTCCGCTGGCAGAACTTTGAATTTCCCAGAAGAGACAATGAATAAATTAAGTCTTGTAAGAATGAGCAGGGAATTATACATTCCTGCTTAATTATGGGAGGACAAGCATCACAAGCACCACTAAAGCCTGATAACACTGTTGACATTGCCATGCTTGGTATGCAACAGCAGGCTGGACAAGCTGCACTTGCTAGACAGAATGCCTTGGATGTCGCAAGATCCTCACAGCCTCTAGAGACGCAACAGGTTGATATCTACGGGCCGCAAGGCGCATTGAATCAAATGGGACAGGTTGCCGCAGTTAATGCATTTAAGAGCAAGGAATTGGAAAAGATGACCAATCCCTATGCTGCCGCTGCTCGTGAGGAACTACAGAAGCAACAAACTGCACCAATGAATCCTAATTACTGGCAGAATACTATGCAGCAATGGGGTAAAAACGTAGGATTCTAATATGGACGGATATCCACCAAGCCAAAACCCATTTTCTTGGCAGAATGAACTCCAGCAATGGACGAAAACAGGTGGCCTTCAAAACTACTTGGGAACTGGATTGCAAGACAGCACCATTGGCAAATCTGGGTTTTATGACCAAGCAACCGCACAAGCGCAGGCTTTAAGGGCGCAAAACCTCGCGCAAGTCGCACAGGCCATTGGCAACGCACCAACAGCAGGGATTGACCCTGCACAGGCCATTGCAGCGCAGCAGGCGCAACAAGCACAGGCTTTGCAGCAACGCAATGCAGTTCGACAAGGTGGGTATCAGGCCGCTCAAGGTAATCTTCAATCTACTAATGATTGGATTAATCAGATGATGGGATCTGCCTCGCAAGCAGTAAACAAACAGCAGCAAGAATGGCAAAATTACCAGCAGGCATTGATGCAGGCCGCTGCACAGAATCAATCTAGCCAAAATGCTATGCTGGGAGCAGGAATCGGGGCACTTGGAACTATTGGTGG